CTCGGAATTTAGTTGTGTGCATATTAAGGTATTAAATCAAATAAGTTTTTTTCGTGTTTAATTTCGCCGCAATGATCACAATAAATTATTATAACAGTATATTTACTGTGATCAGGACTTTTTTGTATGTCTTGTATTATAGCTAGATAGTGATGGTCACATTTTTTTATTTCACGAGTCATAAAATCTCCTGTAAAAAAGTAAAAAGTGCGTTCGCTTCGGGGGAGGTGAGGACTTCTATTTTGGTTATTGAAGGTTCAGTAGGTATTTTTTTTTCTGAAGGGATTATGTTGGCATATAGGTCTGTATATTTTCTAATCTTTTCCCATTTACTATCATTTATAATCTCCTGTAGAGACTCTGTAAGCTTTCCACATCGTGACCATAAGTTAATCATAATCCCCACCCTTCTATCGTTCCCTAAAAGAAGGTTAGTTTTTATTTTATCCATCTTCTCAAGTACGGTTGTGATATAGATAGGCTGTAATCTACAAAGGTCGCATCTTTCTGTACCAAGATCACACAGTTGATTTTTTGGAATTAACCTCTCCACCACATCTTCTACTTCTTGTCTTGTGAGTTGTTTCATATTATATTTAAAAATTAGTTATGTCTTTCAACTTTTGACTTCCTCCCTTCGTCTCCATAAAATACTTCCGTATAGCTTATACATGAGCTCCCATCCCCATACGCAAAGGAGTCAATAAAATCTATAATACCATCACGCATACTGTTACCAAGTTCTGAACTCTGCCACCCCTCCTTACTTCCATCTGGAGCAATAAAAAAACTTATATATCCATTGATAGGGCTATATATCAAAGGACTGACTATTTTTGAAGTACCAATATAATCAATTGCTCGATCTTTTGACATACGATGAACTTTCTTAATAAGCTTTTTTGACTCTGGATAATCAGAACCTGTAATAATTATTGCATGATGCCTCATGTATCCCATACCTTACTCAGTTAAAAAATATCGTGCGTTATTTAAAATATGATTTAAGTAAACTTTTCATTTTTAAAAAAAATTCACTTAGTTCAAATAATAAATCAAATTTTTCGTACTCTTTGCGAAAGCTCTCCTTTTTAAGAGACTTCACTTTATATTCTTTTAGATTCATAATTATTTTGATAAAATATAAGTTTTTCCTTTGTAGAATATTTTTTCTACATCTTGATGACTTAGAGTAATATCTGGATTGATATATAACGTATTGCCCATCATTTCTTTTGTAACTGTAAATCCTACAACCTTCTCCTCCTCCTCTTCAATATCTTGTTTGAGGGTGTAGCCATTGTCTTCTAATTCTTGAGTCGTGTAGTAATACTCATCAACTTTATTGAAGTCATTTTCTTCGGATAAAAAATATACATTACCACATATTCCAAGCACTTTTTGTTCGTCACCACATTCATCCACGACCACATCACCCTCCTCAAGGTCGTCTAGGGTGCGTGGGAGGAATTTTATATTTGTTATATTGTTAAGTTCTTCATTATATTCATCTTTATAATCTAGAAAACTATAGCTATACTTGTATCCAAATTTTTCATCTGTGTGTAATCCTTTATACTTATCTTGACAAATGAAAACTTCTCCATCGTGGCTTATACTAATCTTTCCATTTTTTATTTCCATTCCTTCTATCTCACACGTCACACTCTGACCGTGTTTGAACTTGCTGTATGGTATTACTTTAATTTCTGGATAGATAATGAGATTTTTTACTGTGCCATTATCCCATTTTTCTACAAAATCCCTTCCAACATTCTGGATGCTCCAAATATATTTATATCCTAAAGAAAAAATACCCGTGGCACCATTTAGTTCTTTGCAGTTAGAACAAAAATAAACAAATCTATCATCAATGGCTATTTTGCCTTCTACTTTCTTTCCATTCACTTCGCACGTAGCACGCATGCCGTGCTTAAAATCTTTGAAAGGTATCGTTTGCATAAATTATTGTTGTTTATATAAATAAAACTAAGAGATAAGAGCCTTTGTTTGGTTGTAGCTTTCTGTAGTGAGCTCCTTATAGCTCATAGCCTTCAGATTCTTTTGCGTTTCTCCACTCATAAGCTTATCAATTTCTGCAACAATTTTCTTATCCTTATATATTCTATCTTCACTATCCTGTATATCTCTTAGCTTTTTGCTTCTTGCTGAGTCTAATTCCATTTGTAGATCTTCTGGGGTAGCTGGGAATATTAAGTAATCATCACTACTGTTAAGAATTTTTACACTAATATCTAAAGACCCATATTCATATCTATATTCTATAGCTTGTATGATAGCAGATTCACCATCATTATGTACAGACTGCACGATTCCATAGTAAATACGATCTGTATAGTTTTTATCAAATCTCTTATAGACATCTCCAGCAGATATTGCTGTAATTCTTACTACATTTGCTGAAGCTTGTATTGCCTGTTTAATTTCCATATAATTTTTATAAATAATAAATACCCTTTGATAATAATGAATGCTAATACAAAGTCAACAAATTATTTATTATTTGGTATCTCTCTTCTGATTATCTTGCCTTCTAGCTCATCGAATGATTCTGTAATGTATGATATGATGCCAGCCTTATCCATTTCTAGCTCATCAATGAATAATAAACCTTCCTGTATATCTAGTAAGATACACCAGCCTTCATACATAAAAAAGAACGCATAAGCTCCTCTAAGCTCACTGAGCGTTTCTTCCGTCCACATTCCAGGACGTTTAACTTCTGCGAATATCTCTTCCATTATACTAATTGCCTGTTTCTTTGTCATGGGTAGTAGGTAAGTAATAATACTACCATAAGCTACCTCATGATTTATTATTTTACAAGCTGATATATATTGGCATTAATTGTTTCGATACCAAGTTGATGTGCTGCCACAAATCTATGGAGACCATCTCCAACCATAGTATAGACACCTTCACCTCGCTCCACTACGTTGATAGCATCTCCAGCTCTCCTTTGTGCTTCACGAAAATTATCCATAACGCTAATAAGTCTTTGTACATCTACCATTCCTATATTAGCTGATATACTCTTTACTGGAATTTCTTTTGTTTCATACAAGCTATAGTCTACGTTATACTGTTGTAGATCTATACTGATACTAGTATTAGATAGGTTATATCGTCCTTCTAAAGAGAGATCATAAACCATATGCTGTGCATATCTACGCTGTATATCATCATAGGGTAATGCATCATACATCTTATATACTGCATCATTATCGAGCATATTATAGCCTTTCACTAATAAAAGCTGTATAAAACCGAGCTGTGTAAGCTCGAAGCGAGCCTCAATGAGTACTACTTCATCTTCTGTATACAATGCGCTTAGAGAGCTTACTGTATCTGTTTTTGACTCCATATACGCATCCTTCCATTCCTTTACAATCTTATCAAGATACATAGTACCATAGAAGTCTTCATTAAGAAGAGACTTTGCTGCAAGAGTGAGGTTTAACCTCATTGCCAATGCACCAATTGATCTATCCGACCCTACAAGGCTAGTACCACCTATCCAAAGCGCATTTGGGTTGATGAGCTGTAATGACTTTTTAACATCACCAGTTTTATAATGAGCGTGAGGATTAGGATTGAATGACTTTGAATATTCGCCTGTATCAATATCAATCGAGCCAATACCATACGATATAGTACACCGACATCGAACATGCTGTGGCGTGGAGTCCACACCGCTACTAAATGGTTCATCAATACCCACAGTTTGAAAATTATTCCCACCACATACATCACACGTCTTGTCATCATTAGCGGTAAGCCAAGTCTTTGTCTCTACTCCATTGAGCTTTGAAGTGACTTGTCTTGTATGCTCATACGCACTTGCTGCCTCTGTAATAGCAACACGAGCAGCACGCAGCGCAGCTAATGTAAGACCAACCTTTAATAGGTTCTGGATTACCTGCTTCTTAGTCTTCTCTTTTTCAAACGAGCTCAGGATAGCCTTGGCAAGCTCCTTCTCTGTAGTTTTGTCTAAAGAAGGCACCAAGCCATCAGCACGGTCATCAAGCTTTTTAATCTCAGCTTTATTCTCCAGGAAAAAAGTCTTTGGACGTGTATTGGTAGCATCTGATATTTGATCTAGTATTTGCTGTCCTCCTTTAGTAGCAAAATACTTTAATGATTTTTTTAAAGTAGCTACTATGTCAAAGTATTTCCTTCCTTGTTTAAGGTATTTCTTCACAAGCAACAAGATCGCTGCATACAATGCCTTACGATGCTTGAGCTCCGTGACACCTTCATCATTTATAGGTAGAACCTCCTCCTGCTTCACGGCTTTGCGTATTTTACCCATAGTCTTTACAGGTAAATGTTTCTTTTTTATAAGCTCTTCCACTTCATTAATAATACCTGAGGTTATTACATCCTCCCATTGATGATAAAAAAGCCGTTCAAGCTCTGCTTTGAGATGCTTGAACTGCTTTCCTTTCTCAATGTATTTTAACTGCGTATTATGGAAGAAATACATGATTACTTATAGAGTAATGGATAAGATGATTTCTTTGTGGTTGTAGAATTATCTTCTACCTTCTGTGTCATTTCATCCTCTTCCTCAATAGCATTTAGCTCGTTGGACTCGTCATCAAGGAGATCGAATCCGTCACGCTCTCTAATCTCATTAATACTCAATGCTCCTATATCTGATACATAGATCTTATCTATCTCAGCTTGCATCTTACGCTCTGCAAGATCTACCATCTTATCAAACTCAAAAGATATGGTTTTAAATCCCATAGCCCGAAATAATCTTGTGTTGATGGTCTCTTCAATGATATGACGAACGGTCATAACACCACGGCTATTAGAAAGCTTTTGCTGTGCTATGGAAGTAGATCTATTAGTATCCTGAATAATATTCAAGTCTATAGAAGAAAGTCCAAAGGAAGCTAATATAATACGAGTGATACGGTCAAGGTATTGGATATATTGCATGTCCTTATTAGATCGTTTGAAGTCCAAGAAATCAACTTTCTCTGGTCCAAACATGAACTTTAGTCCTTGTGTATTACCGATAACTTGAGAATCCCAAAGAGCCTTGATTGCCTCAGCTTCGTGTTCGTGGATATTACCAAGGTTCAATATTCCTGATGGAACATTATCCGCAGCAAACATATTAGCATTATGAAGATCCGCATTAAGACTAGATTGAATAGCCAATAGGATACCTTCAATAGGGCTCATTCCATAAGGATAGCGCTGTACATTATTCTGAGGGTTCATCATCATATAGATGAGCTCATCGCTTTCAAAGTCAGCTACATTTCTACCATCAATAACTTGTACGTAGGATAGTTGCTCACCTTTATTGTTTATCTTGAATCTAATACTTGCAGCATCTACACTATTGAGTGCTACAATCTCACCTTTGGAGTTAGGTATTAGCTCCCATACACCAGCATCGAGTGCTAATAGATCTTCTACAGTTCTATCAAGTAGCATACGCATATTTTCACCATCTATATTAAGATAGCGGAAAAATTCATGAGCAGCCTTAAATTCCCCATCGTCTAGCTTTGTAGCGAGAGGATCTTTGATAATCTTCCATGGAGACTGGCTTACTTCCTTCTTAATAATATTAATACAGTTACGTACAATTGGATCAATATATGATATTCTGCGGAGTGTTAAAAACGATACTCCAGAATTTTCTTTTGGTATTCCTAACTGTGGATTTGCTACACCACGAAAATTGTTTGACCATGCAACAGACTTTGGTGGTAGAGGCTCTGGTTTCGCAGCCTTTACAAACACATTCTTCATTCTTTCAAAAAAGCTTGCCATATTTCTAAAAATAAATATTACGCTATAAGTATACTATAAAAACATCTTTTGTCCTAACGTGCTTCTTTCTTTCCTACTGTTTCATTCGCTCTTCGTGATACGTATATTTTTGGACCAAACTTCACAGGGCTTCCATCGGTATTATAATACTTAGGTACGCACACGGTTTCAGCTAGTGTAGTGAGCACTTGTGTCTGTACGGTAATAGGCTCCATAACTGCATCGCACTGAGGGCATAGGGGCTGTACATTATCCTGTACATATACCTGATTTACTCCACCATGTTTAGGGCAAGTGAATGTTCCGAGCTTATTCTTACGAGCCTGAACGAGCTTCCAGTCATAATAATGCTGAACCAAACCCATAGGTGCATTCCTGAGGAATTTTTCTATCTCTTCCTTGCTCATATCTTCAAATTCTTTTTCTAGAACCATATTATATATACTATTAAATAACTTTTACCCGACCCTTAAATATATCTTCAATCATTTGATCTTTTACCATATCGCTTGGCTCTACGTGCTTTAGATTGATAGCAAGCGTAGCCTTGGCAATCTCCTGTACGTCTTTAGGCTTGTCGCTAATAGTATCCATAAATGCATCGTACTCATCTATAAATACTATTTGCTTACGCTTTCTATCTACAAATAATGCCCCAATATTATCATTCTCCATGTCTAGCCCAGCTACAATCATAAGCTCGATAACGCTAGCAAACCATGCGTCCATCATTGCTTTATCTTCTGAAGCACGGTCTGCAACCACACTATCGCTGTAGCTTATGTTTTGTTTGAGTTTATTAGTCTCCTTAACACGTTTATCAAGCTTTGCAAATTGCCTGTATGAATCCGCAGGAATTGACCAAGGGCTAGGAAGCATATTAGACTTTAGGGAATGGTGTTGCATGGTAAATCTGCTCTAATGATTTAATAGAATTTATAATTTGTACCCAGCCTTGTGTGGTAGATTGAAATCGGAGAGGAGCCCTAGTAGCTACATCCTTCTTAGATTCAATACGTATAAATACCATATTTGTTCCATCGTATTCTACAGTGACTACAAAGTTAGCTTTGATGGTTGCATTAGCAAGGTTAGCCCCAGCTACATCTGTAATTGCCTTTACGCCAATACCATTGAAGTTCACGGAGCAAGCTCCAGTGTTATTTGTATCAGCTATAAATGAATATCGCTGATGAGCCGTGTATGCGCTAATACCAGAAGGCAAAGTCACTACATAGCTATCGTTCGCAGTAGCACTCGCAGGATAGGTTATGCCTGTGTGGAATGCTGTAGATGCTTGGAAGTTAGCCCAGCTACTATCAGTTTCATCAAAATGTATTCTATTGTATTTACCAGCACCAGCTAAGGTGACAATTCTAGCCTCCAATTGTACTGGAGTTACGTTTACTGGTATGGATGTCAAGTTTAGTGCATTCAACATTTTCTATTTCTATTCTAAAAATTAAATTCTTGCGTATATCTTCTGCTTAATAATGTTCAATATAGGTCCTGTTATTTCTAGCATAGGCTGTACAGACTGCCCATTAAGAGAGACTGCACTAGGAAATACTACCCCAATTGTACCGTTTACCTTAGTAACATGTACATTCCGCATAGTAATTTTTGTAGTATGGACAGTTAATTCAATAACAGCCTGACCAATCACATTAGGCTGAGAGAACGAGCCAACTGGGAATGGTGTGAAATATACAACAACATTTGTCCCATCTGGAGGAGTCGTGACCTGAGATCCGAACTCCCTACTAGCTCTTGACCTTTCCTCATAAATTGGAGCCCCCTGATCCTTTCTTAGTTGTAGCTCTGCCGTCTTCTCTGCTTCCATATTTAATGCAATATATTCCTCATTCATCGCTGCTATTTCCTCTTCCGTTAAAATTGATTTCTTTTCAGTTGCCATAAGTTTACTATTATATTATAAATCGTTTTTGATAAACTGTTAATGTATTATATCCAACCAGCTCCTTGCATGTTGTCCTTGATGGCTGTGTAAATACTACAACTCAAACTATCAGCAAGATCTTTTGAGTTATGTACAAATACTCCAGAAGTTAACGCAAAGTTCTCATATCCATCTACAGTTATGTCCCATACAGGCACCTGCTTGTCTATGGTCTTCTTGCTTATTATTCTATGATTATGTAATTTACCGCTTTTTATTTTTAGCTTTATAGAATCCATGGTATCGTAATGTTCAAGACATAAATTATCTAGAAACATATCTGAAGCACATCCATAGATAGAACATTGCTTAGAACTTTTTGCTAATTTACCTTCTTTTATTAACTTCAGTATATTTTCTCTGCTCTTTTCATTACCTCCATTTTCTCTATATTTTTTATGTCCACTTCTTAATTTTTCAACCCAAGCTAGATCTGTATTATATCTATTAGAAGTATGATAAGATGCATGCTTTGATCTATCCATAATCTCAAGGTTCTCTGGAGAATTATTAAGCTTATTGCCATCAATATGATGAACTATGTTGCCCTCACCTATTTCTCCAAAAATACTATTTGCAACTAAATGATGAGTCATTACACGTTCATTTCTTATTGGACAAGCTATCCGCTCATAATCAGCCCAACCTCCTCTATGAGGAGAAGAACGATATAGAGGCATAATACTTACACTAGTTGTAAGATCTTTTGCTTCTATCCATTCACCAGTTAAGGTCATAAATAAATGCTCTGGGGTACATTGTATAACCTGATAATTATCTAGCGTTATTTCTAGAAGCTGCTCTGAAACTTTTGTGACCCTTGGGTTTCTACCATAAGCATGTACTACACCTTGTGGAGACATACTATATACAGAGAATTTTTCTGTTTCTCCATATCTTTCATATAATTCTTCAAAAGTAGGATTAGTCCCATCTAGTAATGCTACCCTTGTATCTCCCGTGAAACACCCTGACTTTGGATGATCCACCTTCTTCCCCTTGACTAATTCAAGCTGTTTTAGCTCGTGTTCTAGTGGAGGATATTTGTAAATATCTAATCGTTTCATATTGATCACCGTCTTTAAGGTCATATATGGCTCTAATGTTCTATCAGCTGATACATACTCAGTATTAATTCCTTTTGACTTGAGTATCTGCTGCATATCTGCACTATTATGAGCTATTACACCAACTCCTGTGACAAAGTTATGTGGAGCTTCCAATTCCATATCCCAAACAGTTTTCTTTTCAGGGATTGTGTCAATACATACAATTCTCCAATACACCCCAGCAAATATAGTTGTAAGCTCATCACCTACGGACATACTTTCCACTGGAGAATACGTTCCGTCACGCATTAGGAAAGCGTGTTGCTTTGTACAATCTATATATTTGTCATGTTCGAGCCAAACTCGTACAACTTCCTGGTCTTTGGTACTCCAGATACGTTTTACCTTGTTTTCTTTATATTCACCGTCTATTGTTCTACTTCGTACTGATTCTCCAACTTTAATATCTTCAATCTTCTTCTTTTTAAAGTTAGACATCATAACGATGGTATCTCCAGTTACACACTGGAATCCATCTACTGATACTGTCTTGATCATAAATCCGCTATCTTGTAAGTCATATATTTTTTGTCTGATCTTCTCAAAGTTAATTTCACCTGTCTCATCATGACCAATACGCTCAATGAGATCTACATATATTTTAGGGTAGTACTCTAGTGTATTTTCATCCTGTTCCCATCCATCTATATGAACCATACAGTTATGAACAAGGATATTATTAGCTATGTAGGTATTGTCTGTTTTTACACCTAAGTTCCATACTGGAACCTTTATAGCTTCCTCTCTGCCAATATCCTCTAGCTTCACATGGTCATAGGTCTTGCCATTGAATGTAACGAGCGTCATTCCTTCTTTAAGCTTACTCGCTTCGATCCACTCAATACCTTTGGATTTAATTACTGCAAACGGATGCTCTGAAGTACATCGAACTGATTTTGTATCAGCTGTAGTGATTGTATACATTGTTCCTGTATATGGTCGAAAATGTAGCTCAGTCACCTGACGTTTCTTTAGTGTATGTGTAAGCACTTCTTCATGTATCTGTATCTTCTCAATGCTCTTTTGCGTTCCATTAGCCATAGTCACCTTTGTACCAGCTGGGAAACAAAACCCAGCAAAGTCGCCACGCCCACCTTTGTTAAGCGCAAGGTCCAAGTGGATATAATGAGGAAGTCTGTAAGGGACTGGGAACTCATATGAGCCGTCTTCCTTAATAGGATTCTCATGATCTGGATTAGCCATCTCATCAATCACTCGTGAGTTTGAGAAGAATCCTTCTACAGTAAGTGAAGGCACCGCAGCAAAGTCTCGCTTAGCCTTCTCTGGGTTTGATCTAAACGATGTTTCAAAGTCTACTGGTATCTGCCAAAACTTCTTATCACGCAAGAGATTTTCTTCCCTAATATATGCTGTATCAGCTGGATCTTCCTCGCCATGTTCTACAATAGAGTTATTCATCTGGTTAAAGAAGAAATGTTTTTCTGGGAGCTGATACTCATCCGCATAATATCCTTTCTGGAATCTCCATGTTGGAGAGAGCATAGCGTAGAGCCTGTCATTTACTGGCTTGCCGTCCTCAGATAATCTTCCTACATCCTTTGACTTTTCAATAATGAAGTCATGCTCATAGTTTGGTGATGAGATCATCACAAGCATTCCATCAAGCTTAAAACGTGACGTGATACGTCTTTGTAGTGTATTGTAGATTGCTTCAGCCACATCCTTACCTTCATAGTCACGATAAAAGGCAGCCTCATCCAAAATCGCAGCGTATACATTCATACCTAGCGGTCCAGTCTCTCGGCTATTACCTGATAGGATAACAATACGGCGCTCATCGAAGCGTAGCTCTGTACGTAATATATCAGGATTAAATTGTTTAAAGAATTGTGAATCTTTAATAAGGTTGGACATACCAGTAAATACTACGTTCTTAGCCTGTGCAGCACTGGTACCCATATTTACTATTACAATATTCTTATCCTTAGCGAGGTCATAATAGTCATGAGGATCTTTCATGCACAAAAGCTTATGCGATGCGTAAGAACCAAGTATCTGAGAGATATAGCTATTATGAGCCACGATCTGATCCTCAATAAGGAATCTGTGGTTTCCGTCTATTTCAAACCCATAAAACTTACCAACATGACGATGCAATACCTTGAATGGAAACTCATGAAATCCTTCCATGTCCTGATACTCAGAATCTTCATAGTGAAGCTCGCTATTTAATAAGCATAGCTTTCTGAAGTCACCATGGATATTTATCTGATATGCATATTTAGGAACCATAGTCGTAGGGTCGCTTTGCGATGGTTGCATTCCTTTTGAATGCTTAGCCATAGTAGCTGTAAATCCTAGTGAACGAGCTATTGCTACGATTTGCTCAGCATACCTACGATTCCTGACTATTGTTATTATCCTTTTTGTACAGTGCATTTTTTTGTCACCTTTAAGCTCTCTCTTTTCACCTACACTATCAAGGATACCTGCAAGCAATCTAGTACGTACCGTAATACTATTTTTTATAAAAATATTAGGAATAATTTTTGCTATACCATTATTAAACTTTAATCTTTTAATCTGTCTTATTGTTTCCTCAATATAATTTCTCCCACCCTCTGCAAGGGCTACTGGTGTCATGATAGTAAGTGGTTTTTTAATCTGGTGTAATGTCTCAATGAAGTTTACACCATAAACACTACCAAGGGATCTAACCTCTCTAATAATACGCTTGTCACGCACACGCACTCCAACCTCATCACCTACATAAGCTGATACCCAAAGCCCAAAATAATATGGATCAATAGGCACAGGAATATCTGGTCGCTCGATAGGAGCTTTCATCATCTTATATGCTCTACGATCCCAACGATTCAACTTCTTGTAATCTCTTACTGTTATATGCTCTATGGAGCCATCAGGCTTTTTACAAGGAAGGATATGATCAGCTGTACATAGAAACGGCTTACCGTATCTAGGGATTACCCCAAAGAACTTCTCTGTACCAGTCATCGTGCGGAGCACGGTTCTTGGCGTACAATCATCACCCATGATAACATCACCAACCTGTATTTCATCAGCTCTTTTAAACGTCTCATCAACCATCATAATCTTTGTCTTTGGTCCAAAGCATTTACCGCTATTGTGGACTAATATATCATTAGCAAAGAAATTATGATTGTCATTTACTGTCAGGTCATATACTGGCTCTTCTTTGAAAGCTTCAATACTCTTTATTTTTACCAGCTCTATTTTTCCATCAAAGCTATCGTAGCGAAATACCTTTTGACCTATCTTGAGATCTTTAAGCTGCACCCAGCCGTCTTCTGTATAGAATGGATGATTGTCCGTAGCTCTGATATGTCCATAATGTTCTACAATAACTAGGTAAGTCATACGCTTACCCTTCTCTATCGTTCCGCTACATTGTTTGAATGATACTTTCTTTGTATTAGTATCGTATGACCGCACAAAAGCTCCCTCTGGAATAGAGTCCATACGCATTACGCCATCTTTGGTATTAATCAAAGAATCTCCAGTGATACAGCCGATACCTGCAACAATAACGCCCTCAAGGTATTTACCTTCAGTCATGTTCAATGTTGCTTCTTTTACTTTTGGAAAGGTATTCTCTCCTATATTTAAATATTTTGCATTCTCAATAAATGTTTCTGCACTTACAGGTGGCTGCTCCCATTTTAACGGAGCGGCACCAAGCATTCCTTTAATCCACTCAAAATAATAGTTCCAGTCATAATTGTTCTGAACATTCTTTGCATAATCCATTGCCTTAGTCAACAAAATCTCCTTCCCCGTTGATCGTAAGTGCCGAACCAATGTCAGAAAGTTGTTCTGATTCCTGGAAAATATCTTTGAGTTGTTTTTGTACTCCTGGATCAAGGTGTTCGAAATCATTGCCTACTTGAATGTTATTATTATATGAATTATAGTTCTGCTGGACAAGCATTTGCATTTGGTTGTTATTCAATCCTCGTATTTGGTTCTTCTTATCGAGAACTATTGCGAGTGTATTTAACAATCCTGTAAGAAACATAGGTGAAATTACCTTTATCTCTTGTTTGCGGTGTCCTTTCGAATCTTTATAATCATATTTTATAACTTTCTCTTCGAGGATTTTCTCTATCCTTGCCTGGAGTGCATCAAGCTCTCCCATACCTTTTACCATCTTCACATCGAAGTCCATAAGACCATCATCCTTTGCTAATCTTTGCGCAGCGGTTTTGATCCAACGTCCTACTTGCATAATGGTTCGTGACTCACCGTATTCAGCTTCTACTTTCGCTTTAATCTCGTTGAGTGTTTTATTATCGTTTCTCAAAGCCAAACAGAAATCTTGTATCTCTTCCATTTCCTGTTTCGTCTTTGTTGGTTTTATATTAGTCATTCTACTTAAAGATACAAGGCAAAAATAAATTACTTCAAGAACCCTACACGCCCATGCATTGTAGGTAAATCACTGGAGAAGACCCAGCCGTCACCTTGTATAGCCTCAAACTTAAATCCTTTCTTACGCATGAGCTCTACAAGGTCTTTTCTTTGCTTCTTGGTAAGGTGTGAAACAATCTTACGTATATAGGTCTTCTCCATAGGTATTAATTAACAACTCGAATACGATCTACATCCTTAAAGATAGCAAAGAGCTCTTTGTCATCAATAAACATGTCTTCAAAATCCTCTCTAAACTTAGCGGTAGGCTTGAGCTCTACATTACATCGTACTGGATATACTTTCAAAATAGAAAGGATATAGTCATAATCCACTTTATTACTCACTGGGAATACCACAGTATCCTTAGCTTGCAAGAACTTGAGTGGGCTAAAATCATTAGTACTCACATCTCCTGTAGATGGCACAACCGCTGTAATATAGAAATCAATATTCTTAAATCCTAATATATTTACAATCTGCTCATCAAGACCACACACCACGTGCGCTCGCATTCTACCAATATCAAATAATCGCAAAACCTCATTAAGGTTTCCTTGTGTTGTTGGTTTATTGCCAGCAAATACAATATGATTATGAAGGCTTGCTTTTAGCTTTTCTAAGAGCATTGCGATCTTAAAGTTAGCTCCTGTCTTATTTGGAGCACATTTGATAACAAGTGCTGGAAGCCCCTTAGAAACACCGTGCTCTATAATAGAGAATCGTGGAGCTTCAAGACATCCAAGGTACGTATTAAATATTTCTGCCATGTGGTTTTGTTAAAATAAACTAATAAATTTTTTCATCTTCTTTAATGCTTGATTTTCTATTTGTGATATGCGTGCTGCTGATATACTATATTCGTCAGCAAGTTCCTTCATGCTATCTCCACGGAGCCTACTCTTCAGTATAGCTGCATGCCGAGGGTTGTTATTCATTGCTGTCTCTATAACATCTATGAATTGCATTTTTTTTTCAAAGAACTTTTTTGTGTTATTTCCTAAACCTTTTTTTTTCATCGTTTTTGATGCGTAATGAATTACCGTCTGTCTGATCAATAATAATCTCATATACATAAGGAGAAAGCTCAGTGAGGATCTGGAAAATTTCCCAAGCACCATCAATAAGAGGTATAGACTGAGAATAGATAACACTCTCAATTTCACCCCAAGCATCGTCTGTAAGACCTATCTTAGCATTGTCAGGTAATCTATACCCATCAAAGCGAGACACGACCGTTACAACGCATCCTGCGAACATTTCTTTTTCTTTAAATTCTTTTTTGTGTGAATAAATGAGCATATATACACCTTTATAAATGAGTAGTATATTCATGTTCATATTCTTGTATACATAGTCTACAACAAGAACGTGAATGTTGCAATAGGTCTTTATAAAAAACACCAATCCTAGGACTGATGTTCTTTATATTGGCTATATTTATGAACTATAGATTCTGCTCTTCAACATTTTTGTATTGTTGAAATAGTCATATGCGCTCACAAGAAGGTTTTTATCCCAATAGCTTGAGATAGCTCCTTTGATATGAGAATCATCTTTCTGAGCTTTAAAAATAAATTCAAATTTCTTTGCATCAATTTTTTGAAGTTCTTGAATCTCGAACCCAGCAGTCATAAGAGCAGCTGCAAGTCCCATGTCTGGTGTTGAGTAATTTGTTGTGTCGTTCATGTTTGACAAATATTATATAAAATTATATACATTTGCCACTGTATAGCCCATCTGAACAAAGTATATAAGAACTTCGCTAGAATGCAAGCGATTATAATGAAAAGTTATTACTCTTCAGATAACGCTGCAAATTTCTTTGCTGTTTTTTAAATAGCCTTGTAATTGTAGGGTATATAGCGGCTTTATCCCCAAAGTGAAATTGATCATGCCATGCTCGTGGTATCAGCACGCAGTTCGTAATGTGATCTGGTCCGCCTTGTCCTCGGGGCAAAAAATGGTGAGGGTCGCAGCCCCAATCCTCATGTATACCGTTTGCGTACATGAGATACTGTAAATGTTTCTTATTAAACAGCATGGTCAAAACCACATAAAGCTATAAGGACTGCATCAGATTCATTATTATTTTTACTTGAGAATGTTTCGTAATTATCATTTACATATGCGAGTGAAGCTGTCTTAGCCGCTTCTCGTTTTGCCTTGATGGGTAATCCAATATATGACTTCACCGTCTTAGGGTTTACATCATACACCTTCCCTTTCTTCATGATAGACCAGTAAGCCCCCTCAATAACACCTTTTAGCTCCGTAACTTTCAATATTGAGTTACTGCTGAAGCCAGAATAGTTTATATATTGAGTTTCTATAGCTAATACATCAGGCTTATATTCTGTACAAAGTTCTTGTATTGTCTTGTAAAAAACTTGTAACCTATCCATATAATCATCCTTGCTGGATGTTTTTACATGACCATAGGCAACAAGCCTTTTACAATCCATTATAGCATATCCTGTATCAGATATAGAAGGGTCAACGCCAAGAATAATCATTAGGCGTTTGTTACAGCAGTATCAGCAGCAACCTCAGCGACTACTGGAGCAGCTTCAACTACAACCTCTTGAGCAACAGGCTCTACAACGGTTTCAACCGCTGCTGGTGTCTGAGCTACCGCTGGAGCTTCAGCAACTACCTCTTCCACTACGACCTCTTCAGGCTCTTCTTGTTTAACTTCTTCCTCAACTACAGCCTGTTCAGCCACAACTTCTTCTTCAACGATAGGTTCCTTAAAGTGTTCTGCAACCGCAACTTCCTCTACAACTGGCTCGGCTAATACCTCTTCCATTGTATAAGTCTTTTGTGGCTGTCCGAGTACTTCAAATTTTCTTTCTGTAACTACTCCTCCTCGGAAAGTTCTTGTAGTATTTGAATTTAGTGCAAAATCGTTCATAGAATCAATATAATATAAAATACATAATAAAAACCGCACTATAGTATAGCACGGTTTCTATGGAGACTACCAAGGAATATCCTGTGTAGATGTAGTAAGCTCACCTTGTGGGGCTGTACTAGCTTTTTTTGCTTTCTGCTCCTGGTACTTTGCCATAGCTGTCTCTTCAGTAAGAGAATTAGGCATAAATGATTCTGGAACTTTTTTAAATGCTTTCAGTGTATTGTTTCCGTTCTTGTTAATAATTAGCTCAATGCCAATATATTTACCCATGATGTCTTCAATACCTGTAGCAGCAAAAGGCTTCACTGGATCTTGCTTTAAAGCATATCCAAACAAACAACGATAGTCTGATGGAGCTCCTGATTTACGATTGAATCCTACGTATGGAGAAACATCTTTGTAAGCTCTTCTTGAGAGTGGTTCAGCTACTTTACCTTCAACGTCTTTCATGGCATCTCCGCTCTTAGTACCATAAACAAGAAGTGTAACTTTAACAGTAGGTTCAACTTCATCAGCTGGTAATTGTGAAAGATCAGCTACACGACCACGCTTAATGAATGAATCATACTTTTGCTTCTGTGCCGTAGCATCAACCTCAACAATCTTTGCAATGTAATCATCAGCTTCAAGGGCTGCGAAATTTGTACTGCTTGCTGAGCTTTGTTCCCGAGATAGAAAGTCAATCATAGAATATTAACATGAAAAATTATAATATTTTCATTTTAATGTTCATTGTAATATTAATATATTCTTGTACTAAGCTTTATCCTATCACCATCACGTTGCATGGGATTATATAAAAACTTTTCAAGTTCCTGTTTCATAACACTTCCTGCGCAAGCGGAACAACAAAATACAGCTTGTACCTCATTGCTAATTCTTACTGACGTAGTAAATACTTTTCGCTTTGCAAATTGATCTACTTTTTCATAGAGAAATAAGTTCTGTGCATTGCCTTTTCGGAAAAATACCCACGTAGAAAGTTTTGTTTCCTCTTGTGACATAGTTTCTCTTTTCTTACATAGTGTGTTGTCACAAAGCAAATCAACACTTACTGTTTTGTTCGTATTAATCGGCATAAGTTTCGTCCCACTTAGTTAAGAATTTTGAAACACAACGCTGCACGGCGGATTCTATAGGGTGACTTAACGCAAACTCACGACCATGGACATAATCCAGAATCATAGAATTGACCTCTAGAGCATGCTCTACTTCCACATCGTTAATTTTCATCGTAATTGTCACATTAATGAGTTTATCCATTGTGGCAATGTTGTAAGGTTATACAAAACGATTCTACTCGCTTGTTTTTATATTGCAATAATTTTTAAAAAATTATACTTTCTGTATGTTTTTTACCCTTGGTAACAGGCTCCATAGCTATCTCATCAAAAGCATATGGCTCATAGGTACCATGATTAAACAACACAGCCACGCTACCCACAGGTATGTAACGACCTTTCTTCACTGATATAATAGTGGCGTTGCTTCCATCCTCTGCTCGTTGCAATGAAAAATGGGTAGATATATCATCTATCAGCTTCTGACTTCCCCTAGCTTCCATGCCACGAGACTTACTATTACCCATCTGTTTACCGTAATGGTGTAGCATAACTACAATTTTCCCAGTGCCTTCCACATAGTTTGCAATCTCCTCTGAAATCATACTCTGTAGCTGATACTCTTCCTTGTTATCACGAGGAATAATCTTGGAAAAGTTATCTATAAATATAATATCGTAGTCATTAAATAACTCCTTCATAAGCAGCCAGTTTCTTTTATCATCCTTCAGCAGCACCATATCAATCATATGTATATATGGGTTCTGCAAATCCCTAATGCACTCCTCAATAACCTTCATCTGAGCATCAGAGTATTTGCCACGCTCACGGTCCTGCTGGGTGAGCTGAGCCCTTGTTTCAATGTAACGATCTTCTATACGCTCTTTAGCCATCTCAAGTGATAGGAAGAGGCACTTCACCCCACGCTTAGCGTTCTCTATCATCATGTTTAGGCAATAGGTAGTATTGTGAGTAACGATAAATGAATCCAGCAAATAGAGATGGTCTCCATCAAGCTCGAAGCCGTAATAATCTCCAATACCCTGTGGCTCTATTTTAAATCCAGTGTATGTCTTATTTACAACATGTTTTTCTGAATCATTTTTTTGTGATCTTTTATATGCTATCTTTAATGGCAGTCTAGTCATATCACCAGATATATGCATTCGATAATATACACCAGTAAAATCTACTGATTTTATATGTGCTATTTTCTTATTTAAGGAACAGCTGAATCCAAGTGACCTTGCAAGAAACTGGATTTGCTTGCATAGATTATATTGCTTTAACGTAATCTCATAACAGTTATTCTCCCCCTTATGTCCATCTCCATCTATAATACCAGCTAATAACTGAAGTCTTTGCTCTTCAGATGCTAATAAAAAGTTAGAAGGTATATGCTTATTCCCCAAAAGACCCAATGTAGACAGTTCTCTTTCTACGTTCCAGTTATGGTGCCCCATTTTACCCCTCTTTCTTCTAATTGCATGTCTCCTACACTTACCCTCATGAATATATTCAATACAGTCATGCCCTAGCCTATCTGCGTATTCTTTTAGATATGCAATAATCTCTTCGTCTTTATTAGTAACAGTAGGATTAGCTGAATCTCCATCAGCTAACCATATACCAAGAAAATATGGTTCTAGAGTTTGCTCCTTCTCTGAGAAATCCAATGAAGATCTATATAGCTTCAAATTTTTCTTGCCTCTACGACCTCCATCTTTCAATTTCATATATTCATCAACGCTTATATTTACCGTTTCACTGCTACCAGATACACGCAAAGATAATATATGCGATCCATTACACATAAAGAAATCTTCTTTTGATCTATTTGGTATAATCTTATACATCTGCTCTTTTCCACGCCCTAACCCTAGCACATTTCTTGGCTTACTATCAGGTCCCATAACTTGTTCACCAACCGTAATATCTTCAACATTTTTTATACTACAATCTGCCATCATTACTTTTGTTCCTTTCCCTAAACACTTTCCTGTACCAGCTTCACCAAGGAATAATATATACTCACCATTACGAACATTGCCAAACTTCTCATCCACATTGCTAATACCCCATGTCTTCACGTTCTTAGTCTGTGGCACATTAAATCGCCCTAGAATATCGCTCATCTTCGATGCTTCCTGCCGTATTTGCTCTATACGTGTAAGCGCTGCAAGCTGCATTTCTTCTGTGGCAATAGCTTTATTATTCACAGGGGTAAATACTACTTGTTTTTTAAAGTATTGCTGGGCTACCAAGTCGCAAGCTTCTTTAAAATCAATAGCACGAGCCTGTTTCAATATGCTAATAAAATCACCGCTACCACCCTTACCGCTGAACCTATTGATGTAATTGCCTTCTTCATTAATGCGAGCCGATGTAATGTCCCCATCTAATACAATTTCTCCTTTATACGTAACTTCAATACCAAAGTCTGAGCACATCTCCCGTATTGGCTTTTTCTTTACAAAGGCTAATACCTCATCATAAGAAACTCCATTGGTATACTCTGGAAAAACTATACCAGTTGCAGCTTCCGCTGTAATAGGTTTCTCAACCTTCTTTGGAGGCTGATACGACATGATCTGATCTATCACAAATGATTCCTGAGGCTGGCTTGCAATAATCTCTACCAGTGTGTGCTTGCCTTGCTTGTTGTTATAGCTTCCAGGCAACCTTCCAATACGAGCTAGGTTGGAGCATTTTTTATCAGATGGTATTCCCACAAGTGGATCCAGCTGCTCTGCAAAATATTTATAGCCCAATGCAAATTGTTTCTTGTTTACATAGGAAGCTCCTGATACATAATAAATATGAATGCCGTTGCCAGTAAAGACAATAAAACTCCACTTGCTCCATAGCGGATGGTCTTTTGCGCTAGTTATAAAGTCGTTGGCTATATCTTTTATCTCTTGGTCAGTCACCTCCATGTCATTTTCTTTGAAGTGGTTTCGTATATCAAAATCAAAGAAAACATATCTTTTCTGTTCAATGTCATCATCGTGAGTCTCACGCTTGTGTGGGGCATGTTGGTACTTCTCTCGTACTATATTCCCCAAGAAATACATATCCTGATTTTGAAAGTCCTCTAGAAGCTTTTCGAATGTTGCTGGGAATGGGAATATCTGCTCTCCATAAACAATTACTTTTTCTAATGTGCCAATTTGTATCTGTGTACCAGTGATGTGTAGATGCTTGAAGAAATTAATAATTGGTTTAACATCCATAGCATATCAATGTATACAAAATAAAATTGTTTATGTATCTACAAGATTTATATATTTCCTATATGCATTGTAAAGCTTATTCAGACTTTCTGTAATGAGGTCATAGTCCCCACTGCAACCCTTTAGCTCACTCACACTCCATACAGGATACTTGACAGTTGCAAAATACTTCACACGATCACTATCAGTTATATCGTGTAAAATCTTAAACCAGTTTATTACTTCTTGCAATTCTTTTTGTAGATCTTGTTTATTGGAGCTAAAATTTTCTCCAGCAAATGTATCTACCCAGTCTACAGGATCGCCTTTACCATTCTTCTGATAGAACATAGAGGGGAAATCAGCTGGTTTCCAATACTTTGTAGTCCACTCAATCTTTGGTCGATTTTGAAATGCTTGAATAATAGCCTTTGGGTTGTGACCATTAGCAAATGCCTGTGATATAAGCCGATAGTTTGTATTAGTCAAAGAAATATTCTTACCAAACAGTTGGTTATAGCCATCAATAACAGCAAGATATTCAGCCACATCTCTACGATTAGGCACTGACTTGTAATTTATCCCAGTCTTCTTTTGGTATCCCCTCCATGTGAGCTCGTCCTGACTATCATCAGCTAATACAACCTCAGCTGTGACTACCTTGCCAGATAGGAGGTCATTCATCCTATCCCCATCTACTATACAATACCTGCTGCTATTAAATGTCTTCTGCTCTATAACACCAATGCTTACCATACGCTCAAATAATTCCTTTACCTTTACTACACTCCAAAAAGTAAAAAGCCCAGAAAAATTACTGTAGTTAGCATCAACCCAGTAGTAATCATCAAAAAAGTTTGATCCAGACACTTTGTTTACCACAGACAAAAACTCTATGTGACCATAGAGTATTGCCTCATCCATAGAGAGCACTGGAAGGTATTTAGAATCAAAGTGTACAATCATAGAATACAATACCAGCTAGAGGCTACGCCATACTTATCATGCTCCAATTTATGCCCCACGTAATTCTGTCTTGCAAGATACCGCTTTATTCTAGTTACATCTTCAGCAGCGAAGCACTGGAACTGATTTAAAATCTCGTAATCCTTCACATTCACCCACTTCTGTGGCACTGCACTTATTTCCTCAATAGCATCCTCGATAAATCTTTCCTTGATGTACTGATAAAACAAGGCAGCATCAATCCCCATCTCATCAGCGACACTTTTATTTACAATGTAATTATCCATATAGTTTTAATAGTATAAATTTGTTGTTTAAATGAGTTCTAAGAGCTTTGTTTTTATTACATGAATACATACTCATAAAATGTTTATCAGCTCGTTAGAACTAATCCTGACAGCATATTTAATAGAATGTAAAAGGATTTTCCCTAGCATCTTTTGCAGCTGTACAGGTGTCCTTAAAATCACACCAACCACAGCCTTGAGAGATATGAGCTGGGAATTGCTCATCTCGTATTTGCTTTGTTACACGATCCATAAGATCAATTGCATTTTCAACATCTTTCTCCGTGATAAGTATATCTAATACCTGCACTCGTGGCACTTTGTGTTTTGTAATAATATCGTACTGCAATCCTTTCTCCTTACGACCGTAGGTTGCTCTGAACCACAAAGCATACATGATGAGCTGCAACTTCTTCACCTGGTCTCCATCAAATATTTGATTGCCTGTCTCTGGATTAATTACAGGATTGCCAAGCGCATCTTTCAATACCTGATACATGCCCTTACTTGTCTTGCGGTCTACGATAATATCATCCTCTGTAATTTGATCTATAAACCCTCGGAAATGAACGTCAGCATCAGGAAGCTTTATTTGGAATTGCTGCTCCATAACGAGTGGTTTGTAGTCTTTCTTGTTTGGTAGATTAATCATATACTGCTCTACCATTCGCTTTCCTAGGTTAAGGTTCTTTTGATATTCCTCGTCTGGCACATATCCTTCCTTCTTCTTAAATTCTTTTAGGCTAGCCTTCATGACCTTTTCAAAGAAAGCAATGACCTTACTAATAGGGAATGACTCCTTCTTAGTAATGATATTATTGTCATTGTACTCAAGAGCCTTATGTACAGCATCACCTAATATAAAGTTAAAATTACTTTTATCTGGAGTTTTATCAAAATACTTGTATTTGTATTTCAGCCCACAATCCAGATACATTGATAGCTTTGTGAATGACAGGATAATTTCTTTATCTTCCATAATAACCTTATACTAGCATGTAAAAATGCTCATATTAATAATTGCCCTCGCACGTTTGGAGACAGGTGAGCCCGAGCCCTCTCCACATAGTGACAACCTGTTGGCGGTCCTCGATGATGAGCTCCACATCATACAGATCCTTTATTTGGCTCATGTATATATCCTGCTTTACCTCATAGTCTTTCTTATCTACTCCTTGTGGTCTCATCATAAGTGTATATGGACTAAAGTTCAAGAGATTTATATGCTTATGCAACCAGCTTACCGTAGTAAGGCGAGTCCACTCAGGACGAGATGTAAGGAATATAACAGTATAATCAGGATTACTCAAGAACATTTTAAGCACAGCAATCACACCCACAATAGGCTCATCAGCGTAAGCCTTGCTATAAAAATCTTCCTTATGCTTCTTGAGATGAAGCCGATGATCAATATCAGCTATGGTACCGTCTATATCGAATATCACGCATTTTCTTTTCATAATATATATTAATAATAAAGCACCTCTAATATAGCAGGTGCCTTAGTAATTGTCAACTAATTTTATATTCTCTACATAATCGGGGAAGTATCAGCTTGGTCGTAAAGCTTTGCATGGTACTGCTCAGACCGCTTCTCCTCCATCCTCCACTTTATAGAAGACATAATCCAATTCAATGACTCGAAGAGATTTGTGACCTTATCAGAGTAGTATTGATGAAATATATGCTCTTGTTCCTCGTCTATGGTCATCTTAATGACCTCAGCCTCTATAGAATCCTGTGTAATCTTCGACCCTAGCTCCTCTAGCCTTGTAGTAGCTTTGGATCTTTTATTAGCTCGCTGAAGCTTTTTATACACATACGCAGAATTTGTTTTTAGGTTTTCGTAGGAAGCATACTCTCCCAGATACGCCTTCATTAGGGCAAGGCGACCAGCGATGAGGGTAAGCTCATCGAGCCCATAAACCATAAAGTTATCATGGAGATCTGATAACGTCTCCATCGTCTCATTAATAACCTGTACGTGACCACCATCCTCGAACCTTGTTTTCAATCGGTTGAAGTGACTTTGGTAGAACTCCTGTGAATTTTTGTACTCCGCCATGAGATATAGTTCCATTAAAAATTATATTTTTTAATGCTAATTTATTTTCATTAATGTAATAAACCCCTTTAGAAAATACTAGAAAGTTTTTAAGGATTCTATCACGCTTTGCACAGCGAAGCAAAGCCTTTCTCTTATCTAGAATAGCTGATATATGCATAGTATGGGTTAGTAAGACCTTAGAATAGCGTCACGATCACGTTTATTAATCTCTCTCGTCTTTCTAATCTTCTCCATACGAGTTAGCTTGAGCTCAGGAGTCATATTCTTCCAATACTTAGACATATTTTCAGATTGGATCTTAGCTCCAGCAGGTTTATCCTGGAATTTCTTCTTCACAATAGCTTTAAACTTTGGGATGTAGTCAAGAATATCCTGACCTAATACCTTGATAAGTAAATTCTTATTCAGTGGATGAGCATGGTTTGTAGCTGGTATACGATCTGCATCGTCTCGTAATACTCTTCTGGTCACTCCGTTCTGCTCTTCCACCTTACTAGTAAGATCATACAAAACCGCATAGGAAGCAGGAAAAATTTTCATCTGGTGTATCTGTAGGAGTGTGTAGAGTTGTGTTGGATTAATATTAGGCATAGTTATTTATTAAGATTATAAAGTTACAAATTTATTTTTAATGCACCAAACGAGAAGTTTTGCTGCTGCATTATGGGGGTTTTTATTTTCTTCAAAACGTAAACAAGGACCAGCAAAAACTTCTTGATACCTAGCATCATAAAACGTCTCCTTTGATACTTCGTATCCATCCTTTGAAAACTCTAAAAAGTATTCTCCTATCCGAAAAGGTAAAACCTCAACTATTTCATGAAACTGGGGAGCTGAGAATTTAGCACGATACATCTGGAACTCGTTCTGTGAACAAATAACTTCTAAGCGAGGTGACATAAAATAGCTATTCTCACCCATCATTTGCCCTTCTCGCATTTCTTTAATCAAAGTAAGCTTATTCCCATAGTAGAATGTTGTTTCCTTCCTCCAACCTAATTCATGAAGCTCCTTTGCTAGCTTCGCAGAGCACGTTATATCCATAGTAATAGTGATTAAGTTCTAAGCATCTTGATTATATATAAAGTTGTGTATGTGTAAATGGTTTTTTTATTTAATTACGCTAATGACTCCATAGCATGATTGATTATCCTTACGGTTCAGTCTAAAAATATCTGCACGATTCTTAAATCTTCTATTCATGGTATCTGATACAACATAATCTCCAGTGCAATTTTCATTAGGTGACTGTAAGTGTACCTTATCTCCAAATTTAATTGGGCTATTCATATTGTATTCCTTATTTGCAGGATTATTTACAAGATCCCTACTTAAAGCAATCATACCTTCACTCATACGCACACCAGCTGCTCCTGTCCATGGGTCACTGTCATTCTGCTTTACCTCTGGGTTGTAAGAAGTCACGTATACATATCGAGGATACATCTCATTGCCACTTGTAATTGGATTATTAGTCATACCCTCAATAAGATCTTTTACAGCTACTACAAAGTTACTTTGAACCTTCTCGTCTGGATTGGCTACGGTCATTTCAAAACGCTTACGCTCACTCCACTTACTGCTGTCCTCTTGCCATGTATTTGCAGATATTGTGGCATAGTCGGTCCATTGTGGACCATCTGCCACCTTCTGCAAGTCTTCGGCATGAGCCGTAGGGATGAATGAATTGTCTTCTTTATGGACGTTGATCGTCTGATCTAGTCTATATGGAGCTGGAGCATATTTACTACCATCCCACATGAGATATTCAATATGCACATGCTTACCAGTGGTAGCACCTTGGTTTCCTTTGTTTTTAAATGATTCTTCTTTCTCACCTCCACTATAAGCAATTACAGTACCAGTCTTCAGCTGCTTATTATGGTACAGATCATTATATTTAATATTGTCCCAGTCCCAATGAGTATGTCCAATTCTCCACATGATCTTTACACCATCTACTTCTGCAAATGCTTCCACGGTAGCTCCAGTAGTCTTTGGATAATTCACGTATTTCAATGTATACACAACTTCCTTACCCATAAAATCTGGAAGCCGTATTGGTAAATTCTTATCAGCAGTGCCAATATCAGTAGCCAAATAGCCATTACGAGAAAAGTGTTCACGATCAGACTGTGTTACGTAGCAGTTATATTGCTTCAAGCACGTATAGAATAAGTCAGACGGCTTTGTATACGTATCAAGGATAGCCCCAGAGCCATCTTCAACACCGCCAATACCTTCCTCTATAATACGGTATTTCTTCTTTTTATTGTCTACATAATACGCTACATACGTAGGCTTCCACTCATTTAATAGCTCTTTTTTGGTAAGCTTTTTCTTTTCTTCGATCTCTTTAGATATTTCTTCGAGCTTACTATTTACCACCTGCTCTTGCTTGAAAAGATCTTCTTTAGCTAATGCCAACTTCTTACCTTCCGTATCCCAATACTTGTCATATTTCTGCTCTAAAGCAACTACCTCACGAGCTGCTACCCTATAGGAATCTTCTGTTCTTGTAAAAAGACTATTAACAAAGAGCACAAATGTCATGAAGCAGACAATGATAAACGCAAAGAAAACTTTTCCTGAATGATTGATATATGATTGTTTAATATTCATTTTGTAAGATTTATTTATAAAAAATTATTTGTTTCGCTGTTCCTTGAACCACTTCCTCGTAGGATGATTCATCTGTAGTTTTTGCAAGTCTTTGTTGTACTCTCCGATCTTTGGTACTTTTAGCTCAATAGGAGCCACCAGCAATCCATGTATAAGTTTCATAATAATAAAAAGAAAATATAAAATAGTTTGAATTTAAATTGCTTCTAAGTATAATACTACTGCCACTAACCATCGCTTGTAGAGATATAAGCTCTAAGGAAGCATTTTACTTTTTAGTAAGTGCTTTTTTTGATAGCTTTTTGCGCACTAGCTGCAATATACGAATGAACTCTTTGCGTTGTAAAATAATGTTTTTCATCTTCTGTAGTGGCTAAAAACTTCTTTATCGCACTTTACAATGTCAAAGATGTCTTCTTCATTGTAGAGTTTTTGTCCAAACTGATATACCATAGCTGGAGATACCGTGAACGTATTCGCATCATCAAGGAAGTCAGCATGTGTTATATTAGCTGATAGACTGTGGTAGATAGCCCAGTCGTACTTTCCTCCTCCTTTTACTAATACAAATCTCACTACAACCTTATTGTCGGCATCTACACACTTCGCATCATTGAACCATGGATGTTCTATTTTTGTAAGACCTTCATGCATAATTGACTTCTTCTCTGCTTGCTCTAGTTTTTCTAGAGTTAGTTCATACATAAAATATTAATTAAGTAATAACACTTTGTATCTTATCGAATATTATAGGAAAGTCAACATATTTTATATTTATATGCATAATAAAACCGCAAAAGCTTGTGCTAATGCAGTCTTTATTTACCTAGAAATTTCCTTCAGCTACCTGGAAACACTTTAAACCAAGGGACCTCCAAAGCTTCACAACCTGATCCCGATCGTCAAGCACGAATCTTACGTTATAACTGCCTTTTATATGATTATTGTACAAACGCTCTTTTATAACTGAGTCTTTTTCAGTATTGCCCTCAGGTCGCATGTACAATGCATTATACTGTATGCCATTATGGGCTAGCCAAGATTCTGTTTTATCCCTGCAAATAGCATCTCTACCACTCATAATAATGACATGGGCATGATTGTACATTATTTTAACGATAGAAGCGACAGACTCATCAAGTGTGTCCTCACCTACCCGAGACCAATCATAGGGACTGCGATTATGAAAATGAGCCAAGGTACCATCTATATCTACGATGATAGCCTCAGGCAAGCCTTCCTCGTATGGTATTAGCTCTTGTTCCTTTCGAAGGTATTTGTTATACATGTCCATAATAACTTTCTTACCTACAGGCTCATCTCGTGCAGCGTCACGGCTAATACAAACTTCAAGTGGAGTATTAATAAATTCCTCCTCAACTACGACATTCTCTAGGTCTTTTACTAGCTCTTTAATGTGCTTCTGATGAATACCACCCATATTAGTATCATCCACAATTACATTATACCCAGCCTCAAGCGAAGCTAGGATAATGTGATCACGTAGAGCTAATACAAACTTCTCATTATTCCTAGACCATTTAGAATTGTCCAGCATTAGCCTAATCAAGTCTTTGTTACATCTTTTCCATCCTCCTTTATCTACAAGCTCTTTAGCTCGTGTACTTTTTCCAGAAGCGGGGAGCCCCGATAAGATAAGAACTTTTCGTACTTTCATAGTAATGATTATTATTAAATAGATTCTGCGCTTTCCATGTCTACAACACCTTCATCGAGCTGTTTAGTCTCGTAGAGGTAGAACGACTCACACTTGCTCTTATAGATTTTTGGCACCATTCCTTCGACCCTAATACAAACACCTTCATCAGATGACGTTGGGTCGCTTAATTTAGGGCAGTTATTAAACATCGTGCTAAACTGCTTGTCCATGTATTTGTCAGGATTAAAGTTTTTGTGCTTACCTATCCACAGTTCTGGTACATATTTTAACCCACGATCGTTACAAAATTGCTTCACATGGGACCAAGCAAGGTCAGTAAGCAACCCTCGCTCGTTTACAATAGCTACCCGATACACATACAGGTGACAATCACCCTTAGGCACATCATAGGTGTAACCGCTTTGAATGGCTGCTCCATCGCTCGTCCAACCGATATATTCACCATACACGATAAAGTTCTCTGGTATTAGGTCAGCATACTTCGCTCCTTGAATATTCCAAAGGTCTTCTCCATAGTAATGCGCTTGGTCTTTGTTATTTGGGTCTTTAATTACTTTTCTGCTACCAAATACAGAATCGTGCTCATATTTCATAATAGAAGCTCCAAAAAACTGAGCTACACGATCAACTAAAGACATTTTATGCTTCACAAACGTGTTGGATAGGATACAGCTAGTACCATGCAGCTTCGCAGTCACGATGATCTCTTGTGTTGGCTTTATCTTGTCTTTGTTTCGATAGTACTGCTCCGTATCGTAATGCTCTGGTATATGCATTCTATCTACTCTGGATTCTTTCTTAGACATGCTAGGCTGAGTGCCTTTCGTGATGACTTCATGCTTTCTGCAAATTTCAATTCCATTTATTTCATCGAACTCATCACCTTCGCTAATATCTGATATACTCACCTTAGTAAAACTAACACTAGAAAGCGGCATCACCAAACAGCTACTCCGATGACCTCTAAACTTTACAGCTCTAATTCTTCTATTTTTTTCAACATATCCCTTTTTCTCTTTATCTTGATTCATACTAGCATCTCTAAATAGATTATTGCTTTTACAATAAGCTTCAGAAAGTCTTGTCTCAGCTGGAAAGAATATGAAAAGTTCCTCCAAGTCAGTTCCTTTGCCTATAATAGCTTGAAAACCAAACACTTGAGCACCTACCACATTATCACAATTTTCTAGAGCTAATATTGTTTTTAATTTCACAACTACTCCACAGTAATTCTTATTCTTTGGTTCATTAAACTTCATAAATACTATTTATTATGTAATTACTAGTACTATAAACAAAGTGTGTATGAAATGCAAATAAAAACTTGTCATATATTTAAACATGTATTACTATTTACCTATCTAGTTTTAGGTAGATTGAGTGCTTTCTGCATTTTGTTCTGTTTAAAACCAGAGGATTCCGAGGCTGATACTAACAGTTATGCAGATCCTAATCAAAAATGCATAGTAATTAGTTCGACACGATACGCCATACTGAACCATAAGTAATGCAATTCTGCTTTTACACACAACTTTGACTAGGACAAGATTTCCTGGGTTGGACACGTGGGACAAGAGGAATAGAACAAGTACATTACCAATGCCGCCTATGAGATTTACCTTATGGGGCAGGAGGGGAGGAGCGAGAGAGTCCACCTCGGGAGTCTAAAAGTTATACAATAGTCATACAAGTTTTTTTAATATTAATATTAACCCACGATGAGAAACGCTTTTTACCCATTGAACTCATACAGAATAGCTAATGAGGTACGAGATGAGCTCAAAGAAATGAAGTTATCCAAAGGAATAAGCTTCAATCAGCTCTTTATATTATTATTAAACACGTATCACGAACATGAAGTAAAGAAGCTTACTCCAAACCCTCAAGAAAATCCTCAGTAATGGTATTCGTACTATGAAATTCATCCTCAATACACATAGACATAAAGGTAGTATACGTGAAGGAGTTGTTCTCTCGATGTGTTTTAGTTCTGTGGCAGTTGGAACATCTGATCTCGCACTTGCTGATCTCTAGCTCGATATTCTCCCAGCTGTCTGTGTTCATATTTGAGATATTCTTTTTCTTGCTATGTTGGTGATCGAAGTCTAGGTGCAATGGATTCTTATTACCACAGTCGATACAGCCGTGCTGCATCTTGATATGCATGATCTTCAGCATATTTTCTTTTCTCCTCTTTTCCTGTCTTTCTGCTGTTATCCTTTTATCCTCAGATGATTTAAAGTAGTATGATAGCCGCTTTTTAACTCTGTGACATGCCTTACATTGCTTCTTATCTTTATAATATTCATGCTCATGTTTATATGTATTACAATGAGAACATTGAATCATGATAAACTTAGTAAGCTAATTTGTTTTACACTCTATCTTACTTCTTCTTTTTTGCAAGTTTTTTAGCCACGCTTCGCTTCTTGCTCATAAGCTTTATGACTTCATCGAGGATGCTTACCTTGGTAGTTGCCTTATAATCTTTGTTGTCTAATATCTTTGAGATCACTGTTTGCTTGTTATAAAGCACATTGGAGATATACTCATCAATGGTATTGGGACATTCTAGCATGACGATGTTTACAGAGTTCTTTTGACCTATACGATGGCAACGGTCGCAAGCTTGTTCAAAGTCTCCTGGAGTCCAGGGAAGGTCTATGAAGAGCACATTATTTGATGCGGTTAGGGTTAGCCCAACGCCAGCTGCACCTATAGTCCCACAGAATACAAGTTGCTTATCGTTATTCTGAAACTCTGTAACTGCCCTATGGCGTTCGTCTTCACTTACTGATCCTGTAATAATCACAGACTTACCAAAGAATGTATTGTAGATATTCCTGGTGATGTCTACGTATTGGCTGAATACTACAACTTTTTGCCCTGCATCTATCATGGTTTGTATAATGTCTTTTGCTGCTTCTACTTTTACATTTGAAGTAAGCTGCTTCATTTCCTGAAGTTTAGCTAGGTGATATGCTGTCTTTTGACCAGCTGCACCGCTTTGGTAGATATTCTCTAGTATTGTGTATTCTTTAATTTGCTTCTTATCCATCTGTATTGGCGTTCTCGTATAGATCTTCTCTGGTAGTTCTGTAAGCACCTCCGCCTTATTTCTACGGATCATGTATGGATTTGTCTCAGTATGAAGCTGATGCAAATTAGAGGCACCAGTAAAATCATAGCCAAACCTACCCTTGAAGCCATGGCAATATTCAATACCGTATTTGATATAGTTTGACCATTTCTTACTATCTATAAACTTGAGCAAACTAAAATACTCAATTGGACGAGACTTAATAGGCGTACCAGTGAGGAGTATTCGCCTTTTAATAGACCCAAGATTCTTATGAACCCACTTGGTAGTCTTAGCTTGCACGTTCTTGATGCGGTGAGCTTCATCAATAATCACTGTATCTATCAGCCGTATTGACTTTGCTATGGATGAACTAGGCTGTGCATCCTTGGACCGTGCAATAAGGAGCTCAAAATTCACAATGATAAAATGAGTCTTCGTAGGATCTTGGCTAATACAAACCTCATCCCCACTATTGAGTATTTGCACCGTAGCGTTCTTAGCGAACTTATGCACCTCAGCTTGCCAGTTGAGCTTTAATGAAGCTGGGCATACCACCAAAACATTTTTACTGTATTTGGTTGCATAGGATATTGCTTGGATTGTTTTACCTAGTCCAGGCTCGTCTGCAATAATACCAACGCCATTATTGAGCTCTAGGAATTTATGCCCTATTTTTTGGTATGGGAATAGCTCGGCATTAATATATGCTGAAAGGTCTAAATTTGTATCCTCAATGACCTTTAATGATTCGATCTCTTTATTCTTGGCTTTTCTTTCTACTACATCCCTCTCCAATCGCTTTATTTTGCCCTCTGCTGCGTCCGTGAACACTAAGTCGACCTTAGACCAGAAACACTCACTGCGGAGCTGTTTAATGGCATTTAAATCGCTTGATATACTCCATTGCTTAGTACTTTCATTCCATTTTCTACTATCTACCTCTTTCACGGCTTTTATGATGGTCCAATCGAACTTAAAGCTCAATATAAATCGCTCGTTTTTATAATCAATATCTATCTGCATGTGCTGTTGTTATATATACTCTCATTATATAACACAAATAGTTGACGAACGCAATACAAAAATCCCCATAGTAGATTACCACACAGCACGAGTTTCCTCACTGCACCTACTATAGGGATTTCTGCCACTAACCAAAATGTTTTATTGAGTAATCTTTCTGAATACGCTATAGTAAGCCACTTGGCTCAATGCGAAGATTTTGCCACAGCTTGCTGCAAGGTCTCCTAGGTCAAATTGCCCCTGATAGACTGTAAGTACGAGCCCAGCGAGAATCGCTAATCCAAATGAAATCACTATTCTCTGCTCTGTGGTAGTAATAGTAATCGGTCCGATCTTACGATCTACGCTTGCTATCTGATTGATATGCAGCTGAATCCATGGTAATACTAATCCTATAATTTCCTGCCAGTGTGAGTTTTCCATCTGTGTATCTGCTTTAAAGAATGAAGTTCTTTATCATAATTTACCTAATCTATCTAATACTACTGCAAACTTTTCCTTTGAAAGGTATTGCTGTGCTGGGTCTGTAGTTGTTTCTGGGTTGATTGTAAGAAGTCCTACACGATAGAGCATTATTGCTAATGTCTTTGTATCAATAGGGTCTTGTGGTCTGGACCAGTCTGAAGCTACTCCTTTTGCTTTAGCTTTCTCTACTGCGGAGGCTGCCCAATCGCTTACATGTTGTACTGCTGGTATTTGTACTGGGTTCATAATTTTTTGTGAAGATATAATCTTATCCATTTGAGCCTTAGTTATGCTCAGGGGATTTGCTGGTAGTCCTGTAAGTTGAAAGTGTGGACGGTCATCAATACCAAACCTCACCCAACGATGTCCCCATTCAAAGCCCATATCTTCACCTAGTACTCCAATCTCATCTGATACATTAAAGTCTACGGATCCATCTTTGTTCATGAAGGCTATATCAATAGCTACACCATAGTTGTGCCATGAAGTTCCTCCTTTGGCGTTGGTGACAATTTTCCCAGGCTTCGTTCTACCTTGAGCATAAAGAGCGTTTTGTTCATCAATGGTTCGTAATCCTTGTACTATTCTAGGGCTTAATCCTTTATTTTCTAATGCTTCTATAAATGCTTTAGCCTTATCTTGCATTACAGGATTTAGCTTCAGCAAACGAGTTTCTGATATTTTGTCTTTCATATACACGTTGTTAAATTGTATATAGTATACCACAAAGTCATTTTTTATGATATACTTATCGAGTAAGCTATTTTGCTTATGGTCAAATATGAATACCGCACAACGACCTTTTATCGGTTAAAACTAGATTATGGACATGCTCCTAGCTCTTTTACTTCAAGTAACTGCGCATAGACAAGACTTGCCAAACATCAAAGACATACCACAAACAATTACCATTACACTAGAAAGCTTTAAAGAACCGTTACCTAAGAAGGTAGCAGTAAAGCAACGTGCTAAAACAAAAGTAGTCCCAACAAAACGTATATCAGGTGGTATACAGTGTGTTCAGTATGCTCGGCAAGCTACAGGCATACAATTGTATGGAAACGCTAATACATGGGCGAAGCAAGCAGCAAGCAAAGGTTATACAGTCACTAATACCCCAAAGGTAGGAGCAGTGCTCTCTGAGCCACGGCTATCTAAGGATGGACATGTGAGTGTAGTAATCGCTTCTGCACCTGGAACTATTACAGTACGGGAAGCAAACTATGTGCCAGGTAAAATAACAACTAGAACAATTAAGTTGAGTGGTAAGGAAAACTTCATTACTCAATAAAAAATTCACAAAAGGCTATATACGTATAGCCTTTTTATATTTATTATTGTATAATTATATAGATTATTTTTTGACTGTAGCATGGATACTAATACACGAGAGCTCTCATTGGATGTTATTGTAACACATATAGAAAACATGGCTAAACAGAACGAAGATATGAAAGAGAGTGTAGATGGTCTACGTAAAGACATGAAGCAAGGCTTTGAAAGAATTGACAAAAAAATGGAAGATAAATATGCTACTAAATTTGAGGTACAATCAGCAATAAAATTACTTGAAAATGATCTTGTCCCAACAAAAAACATCGTATATGGGCTTGTTGCTATAATTTCTGGATCTGTAGTAGTTGCGCTTGTTACATTAGTAATGAAATAAACCCCACTATTTTGTAGGGTTTATAAAACAGCATGAGAGATTATGCTGTTTTATTATTACTTATTTTTTTCGTACTTTTTCTTAAATAGCTCATTTCTTTGCTTTGAATATTGGAAATAAATACGAGAATAAAACTCAGATTTTTTCCCCACATTATACTGACTCACTGGGCGATGATACCCCATGACACGAGTCCATACTTCACATTTTGTTCGTTTACTATTATCTTGCATATATTAGTTATTATGTACTTAAAGTCCACTTAATTGGTTTATAGAGCTTATTCTCTCTTGCTATATGCTCTAAATTCTCTATAGCTATATTTTTTCTTGTTTCTTTATCTATATATTCCATTGTATAGCTTTGTATATTATGTTCTTTAAGAAGAATTTTAATACGTGAACCTATTAAATTTTGGAAATCTCTTGCTTGCTTTTCATCATCTTTATCTACATGACGTATTCCATCGTCAAGTAATGCAATTCTTGATTTAGGAGGAAAGTAAATATAACGATAACTAGGAGCTCTTGTAGATAATATATTATTTAATATCTTATAAAGATGTTTATTTACATGGTCTTGGATATATGCAATATTCTCTATAATAGATGTCTCTAATACTGCAATTTGTCCATTCTCGCTTGCAATAGATTCATCACGTATGTTTTTCTCTATAAGATCTATTTGCATATCTACCATCTCTTCTTTAGTAAAATCTTTTACTGATTTTTGTGATTTTTCTATTATTTTCCTTGCTTCTTCTTCAACAAACATAAATCTATTATCTTCTGCATATTCTTCTTTAACTGCATTAAATGTGGTAGATTTACCTGTATTAAATGGTCCTCCAAAGATTACTGTTTCCATATAAATGTATAAATAAATAGCAAATGGAATATATAATAATACATAAATTAAGTCAATAATTTATTCATATTTAGCATGTCTATAATCTACAATTTGTATTACTTTAGCTTTAGTTCTATTCTTTAATACTTCAATCTCTTCCTTTAGCCTTGCTATCTCAAGCTCGCTTTCCCTAGCCTTAATCATGAGCGCCTTGTTGGTTTCATACGCACCAATAAGAGCATGACGCTGATACACCTCCCCATATTCTTCTGGGAGGTTCATCATCTTATCAATGTACTCTGGTATTAGCTTAGCGTCTGCATCATCAAGCTTCTTCCTATGCTCTTCATTCGTTGGGTCTTGATAAACTCGCTTTGCATATTCCTGTCGCTTATATATAAGCTTCCCATCCTCTATATCACTATCTGTATTCTCATGGAAGTCTGCATGAATAGTATCAATAATATTCCTCATGTTCTCCTTAATGTGAGACTGAACTAAGAATGCTAAAGATATTTTTTGTAGATGATGACAATGAATCTTGTGGTCATTATCTGGCTTCTGCCCAGTAAGCTCACAGCTATTTCCATTTTGCCTTATACGATCTCTCTTAATTTCTCGGTGTATTTTTCCATATTTTTCATTCGTATTTTGCTCCATCGTGTGCTATAGGTAAAATCTTATAAAAAATTATCATGAATGAATAACCACCGATCTATATTATAGCCTATTTTGAGATCGAAAACAGTTGAACATAAAAAAAAAGAGCCTCCAGTGAAGGAAGCTCTTTTTAGATTATATAACAAACTTATTACTTGTGATCAGATAGTACCCTGCGGTACCAGCCGTACCTCCATTCGCTATACCGTCATTGCTTGATACATTTGTCACTGTACCTGCACTGGTACCCTTTCCTGCTGCTGAACCACCACCAGCTCCTCCAGCTCCTGAACATTGTGTTGTTCCACCACCAGCAGCGCCTCTAAGCCCTCCAAGTGCTCCATTACCTCCAGTTACTGTAGGTGTGTTGGATCCAGTTATTGTTCCTCCGTACAATATAACTACAGACCCACCTCCACCTCCACCCCCGCCACCACCACCTGTGTTGTAGGTTGATGTAGACGTTGCCCCCACACTTCCATTCGCACCTGTAGCAGTGATAGTAGTCCCTGAGAAAGTAATATTTCCAGCTACCTCAATAAGAATACATCCTCCACCAGCTCCACCTGCACCTCCTGCTGCATTGTCTGATGGGGAATATCCTCCCCCACCTCCAGCTCCTCCTCCTCCTGGAGCTATAAGTATTACTTTGCTCGCAGCAATAGCTTCTTTGATACCGACAATTCCACTAGCCTCACCAGCTGTCCCGCCAGCGCTTGTTAATGTTGTAACACTACCAGCATATTGTCCAGCTGCACCGCTACCTGCGGTTCCTGTGTTAGTTACATAGCTTTTTCCTGGTGTGCCACTTCCTCCTGCACTTGGGCTCGCTCCTCCACTTCCTCCTGATCCAGCTGGACCACCTTTGCTATTTAGGTTGATAGTCCATCCTGTAAAGTCTGCATTACCAGATACTTTTACATGTAGAACGCAGTTTGTTGGAGTGATAGTGAATGTTTTACTACCTGAAGCTGCTGCTATAGATGTATAATTCTTCTCAATATACGTATCATTGCTTCCTGTTATGGTTACGTTAGCACTTCCATCAATAGCTCCATCAGCTCCAGTACCACCAAAATAAGATGTGGAAGGTAGCTTTGTTAGCCCAGAAACAGCTTGCATATTAGTGCCATCATAGATACATGTAATAATAGAACCAGCTAATATATCATTGTCTGCAAGATCGCTTGTAGAGTTTTTCTTTATTGTCTTAGCTCCGAGTGCATTTACATTTAGTGTTGCTGCTCCAGTGTTAGCTACGTCTGCTTTGAATATATACACTCTACCAGTCTCATACGCCGTAGGAGCTGGAGTAAGTGTAATAGCATATGTATCACTACCAGCTGAACTACTAGCAAATGATGCTGCAACTGGTATACGACCTATTGTTCGTTCGTCTAATCTTTTTTTAGTTTCTGCCATATATCAATTAAGCTATTGTTAAAGTTCCGTCTTTGCTCATCACTTTCCACGTATCAGTATTGATATACATAAGCTGCACAGTATTGTATCTATATGTGCTTGCTATGTACCCAGTTACTCCTACTGTAGAAGTTGTTGTATCCATAATAATACTTTGTAGAGCACTCTGTGATATTCTCCATCCTCCAGCAGCAAGTCCTTGTACTACAAACATATCACCAACCGTAGCTGATACAGGAAGTGTAAAAGTCACAAGCCCTGCGTTATTAGCTAGGTAGGCTGTATTAGGTACGACCGTCTGAGCTGTACCTGTTACTGTCTGTGTTAGGAATGGCTTTGGATTGCTCCATTGCATTGTTGTTGTGCCTGTAGCAACTGGGACTTGCCCTGCTGCTGGTGCAGCTGAGCTTGAGCCATCTACGTTTCCGCTTGCGTTCTTTAGCCCATGAGCGCTTATATTTGCCCATGCTGCGTTAGATGCGCTTGTAGCTACTAATACCTGCCCTGCTGCTGGTGCAGCGCTGAGACCTACCACCACCGTTCCTGTAGCCACCAAAAGACCGTCAGTAGCAGCTGGTGATACTGGCGTACTAAGCGTATACCAATATGCAAGCTTGCTTCCTGTTAACGGAGCTGTTGTAAACGTGATGGTGCTACCGCTGAGCGTGTAGTCATCACCTACTCCTGGATCCATTGGAGAACCATCTAATATAAGCAACAAGCTTGATGCGTCTGGGGTATTAGGTAGTGTGAATGTTGTATTTGTTCCATCAATAGTTCCTGTCGGAGTTCCTTGTCTCCAAATAGCCGTTCCAACACCTGCTCCTGCATTGGTTACAAATGTTCGCTTGTCTGTGATTGAAGAAACACTTCCACTAGCTGTAATGACCGTAGCAAGGTGCAAATAAGCAGCAGTAAAACCACTAGTATTCACACTAATAGCGCCAGTGTTGTCCATCTCCACATAGTTTGTAGTATTGTCTGTAACCGCTTGGTTTGTTATCCCAGCATAGTTTCCTTCGATACCAGCAATATTATAATTGCCAGAAGCGATTCCTACCGTTAGCCCTGTCCCCTTTGTTACTTTTAAATCTCGTAATTCTTTTCCATGTACGTAAGTTCCTGCCATGCGTTTAAGCTAATAGTTGGTAAAAATCCAAGCTACTGCAATGAGGATGATATTGGTATATGCATCCTCAGATTGATAGTCTTGTTTATATTTTTATAAACAATTCATATAAATGTTCAAACTCCTCAGTAAGTCGTTTGTCTTTGTCCATTATTTCTAGACCTATTTTTACTTGTTCTTGTTCCCAGTCAGTGAAGTCTATTTTAAACTTAGCTTTACTAGCTTCCTCGTTCCACTGTATTTGATCTTTTTGTACTTCAACTCCATACTTTAATAGTTCTTTTTGTGTGAATGAAACTTTTTTCTTGATGTCTTTTCGTATAATTACTTCCTTCATATTACCTTCTTTAGGCAATACGTTAGGTAATAAAAATCTGTCTGCCATAGTTAATTCCATGTGGTTTATGGTTATTAGTATAAGTACATATATTATAACACACTTTTATAGTGCTTGAACTGCTATTTGTGCTCCGATGGAAACAATTTCATCTTTCTGAGCAGTGAGCGTTCCTATCTGAGTATCAATCTCTACAATCTGAGTATCAATAGTATCTGGAGAGACAACTGTTTGAATGGTTCTTATTACATACTC